CATGCAGAGGCTGGCGTTCCGTCCAGATTCGACGGGAAGAAGTTGACGAAGCCTCCGGTGCAATATTGCTCGGCTTTCGCGGTGTTCACGCCGCTTACGGTGACAGGAGGAGAGGCCCACACGCGCAAGCTCATATGCGGTCAGAAGTCAGGGAAAAATGCCGGCTCATAGCTCGCCTTGCCGCGGTGCTCTGCTACCTGGGCCATCGTCATCAGAAACGCTTCGGCCACGTCCGGGGACTGCGGATAGCGCTTCTTGAGGTCATCCTTGGACTCGACCTTGAGCTTCCCGTTGGAGGTGAAGGCATAGCGCGGCAGGGTCAGCTCCGCGATCAGCGTCTCGTCATCGAAGAGCTTGCAGTCCTTGCGCTCGAGCCAGCGCCGGCCGCGGAACCACAGCTCATCGCGAAGCCGCGCGTACTTGTCGTCGATGGATGCTTCCTCTGCGACGTTCACCCCGGTCACCGGGAGTCCAAGCTCCATCAGGCGGTCGGCGACGCCTGCGCCCAGGCCGATCACGTCGACGAAGACCGCCTTGGGGCGCATGTCAGGGGGCGTATCCAGCCACTCGGCGTAGATGCGCCCGCTCGTCTGCATGAGGTCCTGTCCGACCCATGCCTTGTGCATCTCGAGCACCGCGTTCGCGCAGCGCTTGACGAGCGTGGTGCGGTCGCGACCAAAGCGGGCAACGTCCACACCCCACAGGCGCTCGCCGTAGGGCTCGACCTCGCGGATCTTGGCGGACTCCGCAAGCTCGAGCGGGATCACAACATCGTCGTCCTCGCTCGCGAACTCACCGAGCACGCGCACCCGGTAGACGTTGGAGTCCTCGCCGTACTGGTGGGCGATGTCGTCGACATACTGCTTTGAGACCAGCTCGCTGTTCTTGCTGTTGACGACCATCGTCTCCCAGCGCTCGCGCAGGCGATGGTGCGTGTCATAGAAAAAGCCCTGCTTGCGGGTGGGGTTCGCAGCGAGCAGGGCGAAGGCGCCCTCGGTTGAGAGCGTGCCTTGACCGACCTCGAAAATGATGTCCGGAATGCCTGACGCCTCGTCGGCGAGGATGAGCAGGTTCTCGCTGTGGAACCCCTGCAGCGCTTCGGGCTTGTCGGCCCTTGCTGTGCGCGCCACCGCGAAGGACTCACGGGGCGCCTCGATCAGCCGGTACTCGTCCTGGGTCTGCTCGAACTGGCTTGCAAGCTCCGGTAACTTCTCCTTCAGCACCCGGTGCCACTTGGAGAGTTCCGCCCACAGCACATCCGATAGCTGGTGCGCGGTCGGCGCTGTGCAGGGGATCTTGCAGGGGAAATAGCAGGAGGCGAACCACAGGATCGCGATGGAGAGAAACGTCGACTTTCCCACACCGTGGCCGGAGCGGATGGAGAGCCTTTGCTTACGAACGAGCTTCTCGCTCGCCTCGTACCACCACGAGACAACACCTTCCTTCTTCACAGGATCCCACTTGGGCGGCATGCCCAGGGCCTCGATCGCGAACATGACCGGCCCGCCCTTCCTCCAGCGGGTGATGCGCGCCTGGGCCTCGCGCAGCTCGCGGTCTTGTAGCGCCTGCGCCATCAATAAAATCCCATCAGTCCCGGTCGTGGCTTTTCAGCACGATGATGGCGACGGGCTTCGTGGCGCCCTTCGACTTGTCCGGGCTCGTTGCCGTCGGTGTAATCCCGGCGCCCTCGTACCACCCCGCATTCCACACCGCCCGCAGCGCCTGCTCCCTCGACATGGTGTTGTTCGCCTTGAAGATCGCCTCAAGCTGATCGAATGTCATGGTCCTACCTTCGCTTTCAGGATGACGCCAGCACCCTCGTACCAGCCGGCGTTCCACAGCGCGCGCCGAGCCTGCGCCTCCGACACACCGGAGTTCGCCCGATACAGCGCCTCGAGCACCGCATCGCTCGCCACCCCGCCAGCGTGCAATCCTGGCGTCTGGCCCTGCTTCAGCGCTGTCGGCAGCGGAATCGACACCACGACCTTGCGTCGCTTCGCTTTCCTCGCCACAACCTTTTTCTTGGCCATCAGATGATCCCTTCGTTGGATGTGTCCTCGCTTGACTGCTTGGGCGCCTCAAGCGCAACCGGCTCAGGCGGCTCAGGCTCAGGCGTTACGTCGATGACCTCGCCCCGCGGCATTGAAGACAGGATCGTCACCAGCGACACCGAGCCGGTGTGCTTCACCTCGGTCGACTCACCAAAGCGCTCCCTCGAAAGCTTCCCCGCGTACCACTTGCGAGCGTCGATCTGGAGCTTCCTCACCGCCACGTCCTCAGGGGTCGCCCCATCAGCGATCGGAATCACGTCATGCGCAGCAGCCTCCCCCGCAACCTTCAGCGCATTGGCATACCTCTCAGCGCGCTCCCGGTCGGCCGTGATCCACTCCGCAAGCTTCCCGTGCGGCACCTTCCACGCCCGCGCGATCTGCTTCAGCGTCTCCGGTGCGTCCGCGTCCGTGATGCGCTGCACAATGATGCTCAGCGTGTCCGGCCGCGCGATCACATCCTCGAGCCGCGCCATCGGGCCAGGGTCGAGCTGCTCCAGCGCCACGCTCACGTCACCCCGCGCCACTGCACGAACTGCGCGCATGAGCCGAACACCTTCCTCTCCACATCCGCGCTCACCCACACCCAGTGACTCTCATCCCCAACCCTCGCCCGATACCTCCGACAGTCCTCCCGCTCAGCACACTCCCGCCCAGCGCAATTAGCCCGCGCAAGAGATACCGACTGCCACGATTGGCCTACTCCGGACATACGCGCCGACCGCCCGTCTTCAGCAGGCTTGCCGACTCAGAAGCCGCACCAGACTCGCCCAATGCGACTCCACGGACCGCACCGCATAGGAGGTTACAAAACGCAGTCCGCATAGGCACAAAACCCTACACACCTGCCACCTACTGTGTCAACGACACGACAGCCCATGCGCCAAAATTTTCAAAATTTTTTCGGGGTGGGTATGGATGGGACCCGCTCCAGAGCACCGGGGGTCGACTTGGGGGTGCCGGCATGGCCGCGCCATGGATGCCAGGCGTGCCTGTCCGTGCTCGCTCCTCTCACTGTGTGGGGAGCATATGTACATCAATCAATTAGATAGGTGATTCGTTGGAGCTAATTCACTCAGCCTGAAGAGTGATAGTGCAGATAGTGCAGATGCAGATAACCAACGCTGATGCACTGATGCGCCAAACCGAGGTCAGTGCGAGTTCAGTGCAGATAGTGCAGATAGAGCCTCTGGCGCAGTTATGTTTCACGGGCGTGCGCGCGTGGAAGGTCAATAGTGCGGAGGGTCGTCATCTGCACTGTTTGGCGTTGTTGCACTATCTAACCGATTGAATGCTTGTGCTAATACTGCGAGTGCAGATGGCAGTGCAGATGAGCGAGCTGTCAGCTACCAGACTGCTCAATACGTCGGCTTGAGTGAGAGTCCGATGAAGATGGTCCGACCATTTGAGCGCCTGCTGTCGACTGTTCCGCGCTCGGTGAGTGCGCGTGACCAGCCGATTCTGGACCATGCTGAGTGGCCTTGTTCATCGCACCATTTGGCATAGCTCTTGTACGCGTCGGCGCCGTCTGCTTCGCCTTCCATCACGCAACAGGCGGCCATCCAGTCGGCTAGGATGTCCTCGGACTGGACGTACTCATCGGTTGCATCGAGGATGCGCTGCGGTGGCGTCAGGCCCTGCTGCTGCCACTGGGCGCACCCATCGAGCATCCATCCCAGGATCTGCGGCCACTCGGCCTCGAGCTTCTCAAGCAGGTGCTGGTCACGCTCCTGCGCGGGGATGGTCACATTGAACGGGACGAGATGAATGCGCGACTTCATCGCCTCGTCCACGCTCTTGAGCATGGGCTTGTGGTTGGCTGCGACGAGGAGCTTGAAGGATGGTACGAACTCGAAGTCGTCCTGGCGCATATAGCGAGCGGTGATCTTGCCGCCCCCGGTCATGTGCTTGATTCTCGCCTCGTTCCACTTACCGCCCACCCCGGCCTCCTCCGTGATGACCAAGCGCGCCTTGTGCAGCCTGGCAAGTTCAGTGCTGTGCGCGGGGTTGCGCTGCTCGAGAAACGTAGTGATTGAGGCTGTCTTTGCGTAATCGCCCAGGATGCGCGAGATGGTCTCGAGGAACACGCCCTTGCCGTTGCGCCCGGTGCCGTACAGGAATGCAAATGCGTGCTCCCCGGTCTCTCCGGTGCAGCAATAGCCTGCATATCGCTGCAG